CTCTGTAATCGAACCGATGGGGTAACCGCCATTATAATCTCCTGAAATAATTTTATTAAGGGCATATGAGCCCGAGTCTACGTATCCGTAGATTTTGCTTTCATCAGCTAAGATGGCAGCATTATCAAGTTGTTTACATATATCGTCTAAGAATGATGTCATACTATATTATAGTCCTTTTTTGGAATTTTGAAGGAAGGGTCCTTTATTATTTTCCCAATCACGAGAATTTAAAACTTTATCATCTATGAAAATATCAAAATGAGGCTTGTCTAGTTTAAGTTGCTGGTATTTACATCCCCAAGTTGAAAGTTGAGTTTCTGTCAATTTAGTATGGTCTATCCCGGACACAGCTCCTCGAGCGGTCCAGTAAATTATCGTATGTCCGTTTTCATATAATTCGTTAACTCGTTTAATATTTTCCATTAAAGGTAGCGCGAGAGAGTAATCAGGAATCTCCCCTGAAGTTGTCTCCTTGTAAAAGCAAATAGTATCGTCTATATCCACATAAATAATCATGGTAACTTAGGGATTAGTACTTCATTCCCCTCCATTTGAAAAGACGTAAAAGGGTTAAGGGAGTAGATATTAGTATTGTAAACCTCTAAAAGTTTTTCTTTTACTTGTATAGTATGGGGTGCCATTCTCTCTATAAATTTAAAGTACTCAGACTTAAAATCTTGCGAAGATGTAGTATTTAAAGCAGTTACTTCTTTTGAATTTTCATAATAGCCTTTAAACGTATAATTATTATTAACTAACCCACAATCATGACCGCACAGTATAATATTCTTAGCGCCCATATACGCCGCTATATGCATTGCACTTGTAATAGTACTATAACTTACTATAATCTTATCACTATTCTTTTGTATTGTATGTAATAATGGTTCTTGATTGGGTTTGTCGGGATGCTCAAAAATCCAGTAATCTCCATGTAGTGAATTTTCTCGTTGCCAAGTATCCCCACAATTATGCTTAGATATTATTAGTTTAGCGTTTTTCGTATCCACTTTAGAAAAACCGATAGAATCTTTACTTACAATATAAGAACAATCGTATTTCATAGAAACTCTGTTTAATCCTATAGTAATTTTCCCCTCGAAGAATGAAGGATCTATAAAGTCCATCGAAGCCCCAGCCCCGATAATCCAAATATCAGCACTTTTATGAATATCTTTAAATTCTTTAATTGATTTTTTCATTTTATTTAAGTTTTTTTAGTATAAGACCATGTGGGTTTATATGTTTAATATATTTAAACCCTACTGCCTCACATTGGGATACCCACCATTTAGTAGGTTTGACGGTTAAATGCAAATGACCTGTCCTATCCTGAAAGGGGTAAGGCGCTAAAACTGCGAAATGATTAGGTTTTAAGACTCTATAAATCTCAGTAAGAGCGGAAATAACATCAGAAGTGTGTAAATGCTCTAAAACATCTATAGAAGTTACTAGTTCAAAAGTGTTAGAAGGGTAAGGATACTTTTCCGCTGCAGAATTTTTAATACAGTTAATTCCATTCTTATTTGCTTGTTCTATACTTTTATCCACAATATCCATACCATGTACTTCTATACCCATATTAATTGCTTTTTTAAGAACTCCACATGACCCACAACCAACGTCTAGCCATTTATCCCCCTTACTCACCAAATCTATACAAGTTGGGTAATATAAACCTAAATGAATTCCAGGTGATACATAATTTATATCATTATAGAATTTATCATAATTTACTTCCATATCGGAAGAGTATTTACTTAAAGATTTTTTAATATCTTTAATTCCTTTATGTGGATTTTTAGGTGTCATTTATTTTAAAATTTTGGTACTAATATTTTTAAGCTTTGAGAAGATTGAATCCTTGTTTAAATCTACGTAGTTTTCGATTTCATATTCATTGATATCCTCAAGAAAATATTTAAGCTTATCGTGGCTAATTAAACTGATTATTTTGCACCCAGCAGCATGCCCAATCATTTGGCTATGTCCCGCCATGCACAAAAGGACATCTATGTTTTTAAAGTTATTTAGAATATCATATTCTTTTGCTTGGCAATTTTTAATTATTTCAGGGTTAATACCCTTATCTGTAAGATATCTTAATAAAGAGATATTTCTAGTCTCATGCATTAAGTATTTAACATTAATATTATGCGATTCTTTCATATACACTATAAATTTATACAATTCATTGTATACTTTAGATTTTGATGTATTATAAAATCTTCTCCATTCTCTATCCTCTTTTATCTCAATAGCCCAAGTTTTGGGGGCTTTAGAGGCTATATCTACGGTGCTTATCCTTTTCTGAGTATAAGATACGGTAGGACATATTTGGAATTTAATTTTTGATATGGAAGAAGGGTTTAATATCTTAGATAACTGTGCGATATCTCCTTTGTGTCTAACTGAAAAATAATCGGCTTTAGATATTAATAATTCCATATGCTTTTTAAATAATTCAAGTCTGCCTTCTATAATCTTATTAGAATCTCTATAGGGCATTTCTACTGTCTGATGGTAAAATAAATTATATCCAATAGATACAACATAAATAGGGATTTTTAATGAATTTAAATTTTCAACTGAAATGTTCCACTGCCATGCGGATAACATATTGGGAGCGGTGTCAGGCAAGCATAACCCTCCACCTCCGATTACAAGATAATCAAAATTATTATTAATATACTCTATATCTTCTGTTTTAAAAATATCCCGGCAAGATTTAGAAGCCCACTGTATTTGAGGGCATGAATCTTTAATATAATCTGCGAACCATTCTTTAGTAGCATTCCCAAGTAAATTATCTCCAGCATTATCCGCGGAGACTCCCCATAAATGAAGTGCTTTTTTCATTTCCGTAAACTACTTCTCTTAGACAGCTCAGATGGATATAATACTCTTTCGCTATTTATAGGTCCTAATGCTCTTTCAATGTCACGAATACCTTTAACAAGTTTTGTTATTCCTTGAGGTTCCAATGATGCTAAATGATCGCTACCCCACATAGTTCTGTCTAGCGTTATATGCCTTTCAATCCATGTTACTCCCATAGGTACAGTCGCAAAAGTTGTAACTAGACCATATTCATGTCCACTATACCCAATATCTTTACTCGGATTTTGTGAACTTAAAGTATGGATATAATTTAAATTTAGCTCGGGTAAAGGTGACGGGTAAGTTGAATTCGTGTGCATAATAACGTCCGGATTACATACTTCGATACACTTGTCAATCTCTTCTTGTGTACTCATCCCTGTAGAAATTATTAATGTTTGAAAAATCTCTCTAGCGGTTTTGCATAACTCTAAGTCAGTAATTAAAGCTGAGGGGATTTTAGCAGTATTTGCGTATTTGCTCATAAAATGGCAAGATGGAATATCCCATACAGATGCGAACCATTGAATATTTTTGGATTGGCAATATTTAGATATTTCGATATATTCAGCGTCTTCAAATTCAATTTTCTTTTTATAATCTAAATAAGACATTTCACCCCAAGGGGTATCTCTTCTCTTTTCTTTTTGGGAATCGGGGACACATATATCTGGATCGCGTTTTTGGAATTTAACATAATCACATCCTGCAAGAGTGGCTATGTCTATTAAGTCTTTTGCTAGTTGGACGCTACCGTTATGGTTAATGCCAATTTCAGCTATTATTTTTATAGGTGTCATAATCTAAGTTATAGTCGATGTCTAATACATCAGGTATTGGGAAAAATACAGTATTTTCATTATAGAGATTATCATTTAATTTTGATATCTCATCTCTTTTAAAGATAGAAATAAAATGACTAACCTCAAAGCATTTAGGATAATCCTGTCTTCGGTATAAATTGTGAGGGGTAATTTGTGACCCTTTGCACAATGGCTCTTCTTTAAGTGTTAAAAATGGATGAACTTTTAAATCTTTACGGCATAACAAGCTATTAGCTTTTTGGTCTTGAAGGAATTGGATAGCATTTTGAATATCCTGAAGTTTCCTTTGAGGGTAGGTAAGATATAAAACTGAAATTAAATTAGTAGTAACTTCCATTGAATCTATTACGTCTAATATTACATCTTTAGTTGATATTTTATCCCCTTTCAGATGTGGTGGTCTATTATGAATTTTAATATTGTTAGAATCACAGAATTCTTTTATAACCTCATCATCTGTACTAATAATTAAATTGTCTTTTATTTCTTTAAGATATTTATGTTCATACATTAAAATTCTATTTTTAAAAGGAAATCCTTTAGACCCCCTTCGGGCGGGGATAATATAAGTAATCATCGGTGTTCCCCTAAAATTTTGGGGATATATTTTACATTGTATTTGTTGGCAAAATATGGATACATAACTCCATCACTTTGCTCTCTTTTATCTTTCCAGCCTTCCTCAGATCTCCATAATAAGGTTTTCATTACTAACTGCACACAATCTATATTTCCATACACTGCAGGATTACCGGTAAGGGTAACGCTTTTAGATATATCTCTGGGGGTTGAATAGAACCTAACACCTTTAGACTCTTCCATCCCTATCATTTTAATCGAAAAAACTTGCAAAGGGTCATTATTTTTTTGCAATTCTTCTAAGGCATCTGAGTATAATATATTATCAGGGTTAAAGTGTATAATATATTCCCCTTTAGCTTCTTGAATACCTAAATCCCGTAAACTATGTCCCCAATCATTGTATCTCTTATCTGTACATTTTACCGGAATTGGAAATTCAACTGAATCATCTAAAAGGGGTCCATCGTGGTAGCATAGGATTTCAAAATCTTGGCAAGTTTGATTTTGTAAACTTTCAATCCCTTCAAGAAATCTCTCGTGTGAAATCACTCCTTGGTAATGAGGAACTATAATGGTAAACTTAGGATTCATTTTTATTTAAAAGTTGTTTATATAAATCCAACCTAAGGTGTACCACCTTGTTTATATTATAACGTTCATCTACGATTTTTTTCAAATTTCTTCCCATTTCTCTTGCATGTTTAGGATCTTTTACACATTTAGAAATAGCTTTAGTCCAATCCGATCTTTTATTTTCTTTGGATATAAGATATCCAGTTACTCCGTCTTTAATAATTTCGTCGTATGCGCCACAATCAGTAGCAATAAGAGGAATGCCATAACGCCCAGCTTCCATAAGTTTAATTTCAGATTTTGAATCATTAAAGTTGTTCCATTCTAAGGGTGCGATAGCTACATCAATGTTAAGATACATAGATCCATACCTATCAGTAGGCATAGCTTGGTATACAGCCCAATTTTTATGCTTTTGGGGTCCTACTAAGATACGGGTATACTCATCCCATACTTTCTGTTGCCAATCCTCAGGTCCTTCGTCCCCTAAAGGAGGTCTACCGTAAAACCCCCATCTAATATTCTCAGGACCTACTTTAGCATTTACACTAATACCCAGCCCTGGTACTTGTTTAACATCTTGCTCATGGTGGATACCCCCTACCCATCCAATCTTACATGGTTCCTTTTTGGAAGTTCTATAGTTTTTCGCTAGGTTCCAACAAGGTAAATCAAAATCAATAGCGTTTTTAATTACGGCTAAAGTCCCCCGAACATTTTTTTCGATACGTTTAGCAAATTTTGCTTGAGTTACTGTAACTAAGTCTGCATTATAATATAATGTTGAGGTAAGTTCACTTAAATCTCTTTCTTTGTAAACTTCAAACAATCTATGCCCTGGATAAATCTCTGTAAGAAGGTCATCGGTATCGTAATGGATAAAGCAACGGTTTTCTTTTGCTTGTTTAAAAAGCTCAATCATGAAGTGAGGTCCGAAATTAGAAATATTCTGAGTCATCATAATATCACACCAATCCATATCTTCATGAGTTTCAGCTGACGTATTAGACGTAGGGTTCCAATTTAAAGGATTTTTGTTGAACCTAATTTCTACTTCATCGCTGCAATATTGTAGAAGTTTCTCAAAAGGCATAATTGCTCTATAATAGCTACAACCGCCGTCATTGGCAGGAACTACTAATATCTTTAATTTATCTTTACTCATTATTAAAAAAAGGACCGCTCTTAAGGATCTGTGAAATTATAGTAATTAAACTAGGTAATACTATCCCTAAAAGCAGCCCAACACAAAAAAATAACTATTCTAGACCCTTAAGGTGCGAGAGATAGTCGTCGCCTTCATCTGATTTAGACTCGGTTGACGTAGATGCAACAGCTTTAACCTGCTCTACGATATCTTCTCCTGTAATTTCCATAGCCATCTTCTTTAAGTCTTCGTATGAAGCTACTTTAACAAGACCTTGAATATCATGTAGTTGATCCATCCAAGTTGCAATTTCCATATCACTTCCAGCCTCTGATTTAGTAGGCTTTGGAGATGATTTATCATAATTCGGCCATTCGCCTGATTTATCTTTTACGATTTTGAAATCATTACCGGCTTTCAGGTCTGTAATATCCCCATAATCATCGTCAAAGAAACAATCAAGAATCTTGCTGAATAATTTAATACCTACGGATAGGATTTTAACATCACCTGTCTCACGCTCAACAGCATTTAAGTAAAAACGCTTACGAGCTTTAATTTGACGAGCGATTGCCATATTACCCTCATCTTTAGTATTCCAAAGCTTAAAGCTTAAGTCACAGATAGGGCAATCATCACCTTTTACCCGCGGGCAATGGTGGTTTTTATCATTAATACGATGAATACCTGTTTCAGCGTAGAAATTCTCATCCGGATCTTTAGCCGGTAAGACTCGCACTTGAGTAGTGCCTTCTTCCATCATTAAAAACTTCTTAAGGAAATCAGCGTTATCGCCACTTCCAGGAGCCTTATTGATTTGATTATACTTTTTACGTAGTTCTTCTATGTTTACCATGTTATTATTAGTTGTTTAATTAGTTGAAAATAGTTTTGCTTCAGCTCTTTTATTGGCTGAGATTTGCACTAAACAATCTTTCTGATGGTCTAGTGCGTTAAGTAAGCTTTTAGCTAGTGAATACTTGCTATCCGCGTCTGCTAGTTCCTGTCTTACTAGCACGAGCTCGGGAACGGAAAGAACATAAGAGTTCAAGCTTGATTGTGTAGCCTTTTGACCACTTGCTTTCAATTCCATTGCGCGCTCTTTCATAACTTCCGATTCTTCTTTATCTAATTTAATTGATTTTTCGTCTCTTATCTTTTTAGCGTAAGAGAGGAGGGCTGCAAAGTATGCGTAAATTGCGGAATGATTCATTAAAGTAGTTTCAATATCAGAATCATCGATTTGTAAATACTTCTTCGAGATGGTAAGATACTCATCTTCAAATGTATTGTACAGGTCTATGATTTCGCTATTCATTGCTCTTTATATTATAGACATTTTTGAACGATTTTGGAGAAGAATCTCGAGAAAATATAAATTCAAAAAGTTCAGGGTTTAAGGTTACTAACATTTGCATCATATTAGATGTAATAGTAGTTAAAAACTCATTTCTAATACCTGGCATTTCGTCGTCATCTCCTAATCCGAACAACTGAAAACCGACATGTAGAATCTCATGGAGGAGAGTTCCTTTGTAATCAATATCGTCTTGCTTCGGGTCCACATAGATTATATTAGTTGTTAAATCCACATATCCGTAAAGTTCATCGCCTTCAACATCAGATAAATCTTTCTGAATAATTTCATAGGATTTAAATCCGATATGGAGAATAGTAGGGTGCTTATAACTCATTATTAGAAGAATGTTGATTTGATTGCCAAGTAGAAAGGTATTCCTACTCCATACAGTACTGAGAAAGCTAGCCCTACGCCTACTGCGGAGCGTATAAGTGTCATTATAGCTCCATGGCTCGGAGCGTCTCTTTTATCTCTATAATCCATTATTCTTGTCCTATCACGAGTCGTTGATAATCCATTTTAGCTGGGATAATAAATCTAGCCCTACCGTTCCTGGATTTAATTATGTAAATTCTAGATTTACCTTTATCGAATTCTTCTTCATCTTGATTAATTGAAATAACCAAATCGCATACGCGAGTTTTTCCATAAGAATCTGCTAATTCCGTGTCAGTAATTAGTCTTACTTTCTTACCTTCACGGTTTGTTTGTGTAGCAGTCCAAAGTAGGCATTTATGCTCAATAGCTAAACCTCTAAGTTCTTGTGCTAACCGTTCTTGTGCTTGATACTCCGCCATATCTCCCTCAGTTGCTAGTAATTCCAAATAATCCACTATAATAACATCGGGAGTAAAATTTTCATAATTACTAAGTTGATTTAAATAAGCACGAAGTTGGTTTACGCCAGCTCTCTTTGTAGGAAACTCTTTAATCTTAAGTTGACCCCTATCTGGGACTGTTGAAGTAACTTGCTCTAACCTATCTTTAAGATCATCACATCGGTCTTTTAGTTGGTCTTGGCGAATTCGCGAGAATATACTATCTAATCTCTGTGCCACTCTATCCTCAGCCATCTCTAAAGAGATATAAAGAACGTTAGACCCGTCTAAACACGAGCGAACAGCTTGGTTGGCAAGGTAAAGAGATTTACCTACCCCAGGAGGAGCGACTACCATTGCTAACTCCTTGGATGCCAACCCGCCTTCAAGCGCTTCATTTAGGGATTCGAAAATCGTCCTATGTTCAGCACTATGCGTATTCGAATTTAAACGTGCCCAACGTTCTTCAATATCTGAAAAATAATCTAATCCTAAATCTACATTGCGACTAACAGTTAATGCGCCACGCATAATAGGTTCGATTTCTGAGTAGTTCTTAGACTTAACCATTTCGGCGGAGCGAATAATCGCGTCTTTTAATGATTGCTCTTTGGCAAATCCTTCTACTAAGTCTAAAAGGTAATCTTCATTATTTAATGAGTTTTCATCTAGGTTATTAATAAGAGTTAACTCATCTCGGTAGTCCGAAAATAATTCGTTTGAAGTTTTTACCTTCTTTACATCTTCTAAGATGAAATCATCAGATGGAAGTTTTTTGTACTTTAAATAGTAATCTACTATAATCTTGTACATTTTCTGATGTGAGGGATATTCGAAGTACTCTGCCTTTACCATCGGCATAGCTTGAGTGAGAAACCCAGTATCCGATTTAGCTAAGTATATAATACCTCGTTGGATATTATCTGATAATTCATATGTGGTAGTCATTATGTTATAAGAGCGCTTAAGATATAAAAAATACTAACAAAAAAATTATTATTATTACCAATTATTGCCAGTAGACCCAAAACCACCCTCATTCCGAGAAGTTTTTTCAGCAAAGAACGTATCTTTGTCTACAGAGTTCAATACTACATCAGGAACTTCGCTAATAATCATTTGAGAGAACCTTTCCCCTTTTAAAATTACAAAAGGGCTGTGATTCTTCAAGTTTCTGATAGCAACCATAACGGGACCTTTATATCCACTATCAATAGTTCCAGGTGCGTTTGGGATTATAATTCCAAGTTTAGAATAAGAACTTCTTAATCTAATCTGACCTTCAAATCCCGGAGGGATGTCTACTCGTAACCCTACGTCTACTAGCGTTGTTTTACTAGGCTCTATCTGTACATCTTCATTAGAGTATAAATCAAATCCTGCATCATTATCATGCTTGTAGGCTGGATCTGGATTTTCGGAGGTATTTAAAAAGTTTACTATTGGCATTTAATTATCCTTTACATTATGCCCGTCTTCAGATCTTTTTCTATCTGTGTCGGACATTGCTTTCGCTACTGTCTGAGTTAAGGCTTCAGAGGACTTTCTGCGTATCTTAGCCGTCTTAGGGTCTACCTTTTTAGCGAGACCTTGCTCCACAGCTACGTCATGATTTATTTTATAGTTAGTGTAAGGTGAAACCCCGGATTTACCCTCAATAGCTTTTTTAGTATTTTCAATCTCCCCTTCCATCCAAGACTCTTCTACTTTTCTACGACTACTAGAGCCAGAAGATCTAGAATGTTCCTTTAAACCTATGCCATGCGCATTAATTTCCTGCCCTTCGGCGGTTCTGTTGCAAAGATTTCCACAATCATCATGCTCTTGGGGTTCCTTATAGTATTCCATAGATACTAGCTCTTCAAAAGTCTCATTGCAAGACTCGCAGTAATAGTTGTACATTGGCATTACAGCTCACACACCCCATCTTTACATGTATCAATAGAAGATGCTAACTCTTGGAGTTTACCCCCAGTAATTAAAGCATTTAAATCAATTGAAGTATGATCAATAGTTTGAAGTGGTTCATTTCCTCTAGAGCCTGCTCTATAAAATGTTACCCCTTTTAAATCATGAGCTTGCGAAAGCAAATCATCATATAAAGTTTCTGCCTTGTAATCATTAGGTAGATTGCAAGTTTTTGAAACAGCTGAGTCAATATGAGCTTGTACTACAGATTGAACTTTCATATGCTCCTCAGGAGTTACATCATAAGCCCCAACACAATGAGTTAAATCACGACCTCGTAAATACATCTCCTTAAACAAAGGATCAATTACAACATTTTCATTAAATACACCTGGAGTCGATGTTTTCCATGTGCGTTTGTACACAGGGGCAAAGATTGGCTCTAGCCCTGTGGATACTCCTAACACCATACTAATAGTTCCAGTTGGAGCCACAGTAAGCATTACTGCGTTACGTAATCCATTCTTTTTAATATCAGCACGAATTCGTGCGGGAATAGTCTTCATAAACTTTTCATTTTTAAGTTTACTAAAATCATATTTTTCAAAGCTTCCCTTTTCACGTGCAAGGTACATAGACGCTTTGTAAGCTTCATTTCGAATAGTTGAAAATAAACGTTCAAGGAACTCTAAACATGCCTCAGACCCATATTTAAATCCTGCTTTAATCAAGAAATAATGAAGCCCCGTAACACCTAAACCGATTCTTCGGCTACGTAAGCCCACCTCTTCACACTCTTTAATTGGGAATGTATTAGCTGTTAGCACATTATCTAAGAATCTAACGCCGACTCGAATAGTTCGGGCGAGTCTACGGTAATCTATATTGCCATCCATATCCACCATATTGGCTAGATTAACATGCCCTAAGCAACAGTTTCCATATGCAGGAAGTGTTATTTCCCCGCAAGGGTTAGTGGCAGGCATTTCTTCAAAGTAAGATACGTTTGTGTATTCGTTTGCTAAATCTACATTAAATACTCCAGGCTCACCCGACTCAACTGCGTTATCTAAGATTCTCTCCCATATATCTTTTGCTTTAATGGGGGATAGAACTGCGTTTGCAAAAGTATCCGACCACCCAACTTTATGATATTGGTCAGCTCTTCCGATTGCATCTTCCTCATCTTTGGCTACTACGGTTACAATATCGGTCTTTCCTTCCTCATCTGTGCGCTCAACATTATAGCAGAAATATTTATTATGTCGTCCTGCGAATGTAAAGTGCCAGTCCTCATTGTTTTCTACGGCTTCAATAAATCGATTATTAATAGCTACAGAGATATTGAAATTAGTAAGCTCCTTACGGTCAAGTTTCACTGATAGAAACTCTAAGAAATCAGGGTGGCTAACTTCTAAAATAGACATTAATGCTGTTCTGCGATTCTTGCCCGCCCGTACATGTTCCCCAATCTCATTAATCATCTTCATGACTGAAATAGAGCCGGGAGCTGACCACTTAATATTCTGGATATCGTCCCCTTTAGGACGAATCTTGGAGAAATTGAATCCGACGCCACCACCGGCACAAGAAATCTTGTACATATCCGCAATAGTCTTACCTATACTCTCCACTGAATCCTCGGGATCAAGAACATAACAATTAAGCATATTATACTTATTACGACCTGCGCCGAATAGGATACGACCCCCTGGGCAGAAATCCGCGGAGTTAATAGCTTCAAAGAATTTCTTCTCCGTCTGCTCCCTAACTTCTTCCTTTTCGGGTAACGCTACGGCTTTAGAAATTCTCTTGGCAAGTTGCTTCCACTTAGTCTCTCCCGGATATGCGTACTTATCCATGAAAATAGATTCTTGAAGTGAACCTTCAGGTATATCATATCCCATTATTCGTCCTCCGTAACTGTACAAATAACATCATCTTCCATGATTAAAGTAAGTAATTCTTCAGTACTAGTCTCATAAATCTCATTTCCTGAATAATCTCCGAATATCACATAAGCACCCTCAGTAATTTTGCAATCATCTGATGTGCGTATAACAGTTCCTTCATTATACTTCTTGTCGGTTACTTCTGCTGGGAGAAGGATTCCTCCGTCGGTTTGGGATTCCGCCTTTTTACGGCGAACTAATAATCTATTTCCAAATGGTTTAATCATAATTTTGTTGTTTTGTACCTTATTTAGGTAGGATTTAAGCGAAAGATGTAGTTCCTTGCTTCTTTTTTACTACTAATTCAGTAGCCTCGTCTTCTATTATAGACGTTAAATATTCATTGTGAGAGATAATAAAGACTTTTTTATCTTCCTTTAATTCCCCAATAAGTTCGCATAGTCCTTTTACTCCTTCCTTGTCCAGGGAGTCAGCTACCTCATCAAAGAATATGATATTAGATTTATCTTTTCCGGATAAGCGAAGTAGGTCATTTAAAGATAACATAACAGCTAGAGATACTTTTTTCTTCTCTCCGCCTGATAAGGTATCGTACGAAATGTCTCCTAATCCGTTTGAAATAGTTTCATTTAAAATCTCGTCAAATTCAATTGAGAAGACTCCTTTAGACAAGATGTTTAAATAGTAATTAGAACGAGTATTGAAAAATTCTAAAATGTTACGAATAATGTATTTAATAAGACCTTGTTCCGAAAACGCTTGCTCCCAAAATCGCATAAGGTCGTATTTCTTTTGGGACTCTTCCATCTCCACAGAATGTCTTCGAGAAATAGTTTGTTGATTTCTAATCTGTTTCTTAATAACTTTTATCTCCGTCTCAATAGTTTTAAGATTTTCAATTAACTCAAAATCACTAGAAGAGATTGGAATATGAAACTTATCAACCTCTGCGTTAAGCTTTGATAATTTCTTTCTTAGTTTATCTCTAGTCTTATAGGTTTTCTCTACTTCTACCTTGTCGGATTCAAGCTGTTCCCATATAACTCTAGGCTTCTTATTGCAATGCTCACACGTAGTATTCTCTTCATACTTTTGAATATTACCTTTTAGTCTCGTAATGGA